CGCCGCTGCCGCGCCAGCAGCTGCGCTGCCAGCAAAGCCGGTATACGTGCCGGTGGCAGCAGCAGCACCAAAGCCGCTTGCATAACCAATCGGTGCGGCGGCTGAGGCACCAAAGCCCAACGCACTACCAATGCCGCCAATGGCATCGCCCACGTAGGGCAGCTTTTTAGCGCCGTTGTATAGCGAGCTAATGCCGTTAAGGTTGAAGCCACCACCAGCGCCCCCTTGGCCACCCACCCCCGGAATACCCAGCGCGCCGCCCATCTGCTGCGTGAACTCCACGACGATGGGCTTTAGGGTGGCTTGGTAGGCCAGCTCGGCTAGCAGGCGCTTAAAGCCGTCTAGCAGCTGGTCGGTAAAATCATCGAACGAATCGAACGCGCCAGCGAAGGCGTCGGCAAAGGTTTCATCAATGCGGTTGCTGGCCTCTTCCCATGCCCGCGCCATTTCCTGCGCTGCCGGGTCGGCATCGATCGCTAGCTGCTGCATTTCTTCGCGCACCGCGCCCATCATGCGGGTGTACTTGTTACCGTCAATTTCACCGGCCTGGTACAAGTCGTTAATCTGAGCAATGGCGGCGGTTAGCTGCTCCGCTTTCTGCCGATGGCTGTCGTACTTGCCCACCAGGGCGGCGGTCTGCTTTTCGTACTCTTCGGCACCCGTGGCGGCGCGCTGGTACTGCTCAGCGCTCCAGCGCACCGCTTCGCCATAGGCTTCTTCGCTAATGGTGCCTTCGGCCAAGGCGCGATCCAGCACCGCTAGGCGCTCGATGTATTCCGCATGGTCAGCCAGTAGTGGGTCCATCTCCTGCTGAACGCCTACCAGGGCTTTGGCTTGGGCCTCTGCTGACTGCTGGGCGGCCTGGGCTTGGCGTTGCGCGGTGCGCTCGGCCTCCTCGGCAGCGCGGCGTGCCTCTGCGGCGGCTTCCTGCTGGGCTTTGCGCTGGTCTTTCAGCGCTTCATCCTGCACCGACAGAAACACGCTATAGCCGCGCATGATGTTGTTCACATCATCGCCCATGCCATCTAGGGCGCGGTTGGCCGCGCCCATGGCTGAGCCGCCGTCTCGGGTCGCGGCGATGCTTTCGCGCAAGCGGTCGTTGTACTTGGCCCACGCGTCCAAGGTGGTGGCTGAGGGTGCGCCACCGTTGACGGCTTGGCCGCTATTCTCGGCACCTTGAGCCACATCGTTAAACGCTGTTTCAAGCGTTTGCAGCAGCCCGCCCAGCTCTTCTACCGTTACGCTGCCTTCGCTGTACTCTGCCGCCCACAAGCGAATTTGACGCATAGCACTATCAGGAATGCTCAGCTGGTCCTGCAAGCCGTTCAGCATTTCATCTAGGCTTTGCGCGCCGCTCTCTACCGCCTCAAATCCGGCGTTCACTTCATCAAAAAACGCCCGCGCTTCGGCACCGCTGGCATCCTCAAAGCCGATGCTTAACACCTCTTCGCGGATTTTAGACAGCGCGCTCCGGGCTTTTTCGACTTCCTCTTGGTAGCGGTCGCCCCACTTGATCATTGCCGCTCGTTGGCTTTCAACGCTCAGCTCTTTGAAGTCCGCAATCACGCTTTCAAGCGGCGCGTTCATATCGGTTAGCGAGCTGCTAACGTCGTCGCTGCTATCGCGGAACAGGAAAAACGCCGAAGCGGCCAAAGTAGCCACGCCAAGGGGACCGCCCACTAACGCCATCGCGCCAGCAGCACCACGGCTTACCGCCGTTAGCGTTCGCTGGGCAGCCGTGTTCGCGGCCACCGCTGCCGTGTTGGCTGTCGCGGCGGCAGTGGTGGCGGTGGTGGCCCGCGCCAGATCCACCTTAGCAGCGGATAGCGTGCGGGCACTGGCGGCGCTTTGCACTTCGGCAGCGTTCAAGGCGCGCTGGGCAGCGGCAGACTGGGTAGTTAACGCCATTTCAGTACGGCGAATTTCCGCTAACCGCGTGAGCGATTGCTGCCGCCCGGTCGCGCTAATCTGTGCTTGCAGGCGCTGGGTTTCCAGCACGCGCTCTGCGGCCATTTGCTGCTGTGTGAGCTGGATAGAGCGCAGCTGAGAAGCAGCCTCAACCTGCGCGGCCTGCGCACGCTGTGCCGCATTCGCGGCGCTATTCAATGCCGCGACGCGCTCCGCTTCTGCACGGCGGGCCGTGGCCAACGCCGCCCCGGTTTCACGCTCAGCGGTAATACCTGCTTGAATGGCTACGGCTCTATCAGCTTGGGCCTTTTTAACGGCGGCTACTGACGCCGCGCCAAGCGCGCCTACCATGCGTCCTGCAAGCGTACCGCTTAACAGAAGCGTAAAATCAGTAACGTTGTCTACTACCTCGCCCATACCGCCTAGTGTTTGGGTGAGGTCTTTTGCAACATCTGCAACAAAAATAATGCCGGGCGCCCACTCAGAAGCCACCGCATTAGCAAAAGCAGTGCCCAGCGCCGTCAGCTCATTAAGCGCTTGCGATGCTCGCTCTATGCTGTCAACGTCGCTTTGAGGCAGGGCAACGCCCAGCTGATCGGCAAGGGAGATTTGATCCCGTAGCGCGGCGGCGTTGTTTTCTAACAGCGGCAGCAGGCGGCTAGCGTCGTTGGCCAACGACTCCATGAAAAAGATTTTTTCGCCCTGGGTGGCCACCCCGTCGAGCGCTTCGCCAATGGCGATCAACTGCTGATCGGGGCGCATCGCCATCAGCGTATTGATATCGAGGTTCAGACGCTCGAAAAGGTCGGCAGCCTCACCACCGCCGGTCGATACAAAATCACCAATCTTCTCGCTGGTGTCTTTGAAAATATCGCCCATCTTGCCAGCGCCAAGATTGACACTTTGAGCGGCAAACTCCCATTGCTGCAACGTTTGAACGCTAACACCCACCGAACGCGCCAGCGCGGCCTGTTCAGCCACAACACGGGTCTGAGCTACTGCCATCGTACCCATAGCAACGGTAACGGCAGCGCTAACGGTAGCCAGCCTACGCGCATACACGCTAACACTTTCAAAGCTGGATGCTGTTTCCTCGCTTTGACGCTGGGCGCGCTGCATTTCACGGGCCATATCCGCGTTGGCTTCTTGCAGCTCACGGGTGGCCTTTACGCCGCTAGAACTGTCGCCCTTAATGACAAACTCAGTGGTATATTGCTTTGACGACATAGCGGTTTACCTCAAATTTCAGGCATAAAAAAACCCGCCGAGGCGGGTTTATTGAGTCCTTAGAAAGGATTTACCAAATACGACTATCTATCATACGGTGCGCAGAAGGCGTCCCATGCCTCTTGAAAGCCCGGTGTTTCGCCTTCCAAGCCTACAACGTCACCGCCTCCGCTAACGTACCTCTTAAAACCTGTATAGCCACCAAAGGTGTTTTTGGAGTTTACCTCTCCGCAACCAATGGCATTCCCGTTAGACTGGCCGGGAAAAAACCCTCTAAATTCTGCTGAGTCAGGGTCTTTCAAAACTCCTCTAACAGACTGCTCTACCAATGATTTAACCTCAAAATAACGATTACCTGCAGAAGGCTTAGCATCATCGTCATCGGTGATACACCCCTTAATCGTCATTATGAAAACCACCAGTAGGATTAACCCTAATACCTGCATACTAAGCCTCCTTATGTTTTTTCAGTAAAGAAACTTAGCTTAATTATCCGGCATTTCCTAGCACTACCGCCGCATCACCTCAAGCGCCACGCATCGATATGCTGGATTTTGCTCAGCGTGCCTTTTCAATTATGGAAATTAGCAATTAATTTTTACCGATACTCTCGGTTCTGCTTACTTGCTCTTCTATACGCCTTTGCTTTTCTGACTCTTTTTCCTCTCGCCTTCTCTTTTGATCAGCATTCGCCTTTTCTATCTGGCGGTGTATATCATTGTCGCTATAGCTCGCACGCCTACTGTGGCTTGAATTAAAAACGGACAACCAAACACCAAATGCAGCAATGGCGATTGCTGCTGCAAATCCTCCCATGACCGTTGGCCAGCCATAGATGCCCGCCGCCACAAACAACAGAATACAGGCAAAAAAACCTGAAATGACTTTCATCACTCCAGGCAGTAGCCCGGTGGCATACAGCAGCACCACCAAGATTAGAAACAGCAGCAACACCACCATGACAGCCCCCTAGCGTTATTTATTGGCAGGTATCCAATATCAAATTAACGCAGTTAATGGGGCTTGGGTAGAGGCCATCACCGCCGCATCACCTCAAGCGCCCCCGCCTCGATATGCTGGATTTTGCGCAGCGTGCCACGCATATCGTCCACACCCAGCATGCGCAGGGTGCTTTCTAGCTGGGTGCGTTCGATGCCCATGGGCACGGGCTTGCCCATGGGTGGGGTCAGGTAGCGCCACTGGCTGGCACAATCGCGGAATACATCAAACGCGGTGGCGTTACCCGGCCATATCACGATGCGTTCAGGCGTTTTATAACGCTCGGGGATGGTGATGCCCCAAGCGTCTACGTCGCTTTTCAGCTCGTTTTTCGTACCACCTTGAGCGCCCGCCCAAGCGCGCCCAAGGTCGTTTAGTTTTTTGCGGTTAACTCCGGCATGCCCTGCTGCACTTGGTTCCAGGCGCGCACGCAGCCCATCAGTACATAGGGGTCTTTCAGCAGCTTCTCTTTCAGCTCGTCGGTAACGTCCATCGGCTTGCCGTTTTTGTCGGCAAAGCCGCTAAGGCTTACTACGTCCTCTTTCACGTGGTCGAAGCCTTTAGCTTCGCCGCTCTGCTGCTTTTGATGCAGGGCGTCTTGCTCGTCTAAATCGCGAACGCGAATTTCTGCGGTGAACTCTTCCTCTTCGCGGCCTGGGCGCTTAATGGCAACGGTTTTAAATACAGTGGCAAGGCCAATCACAAATGCTGCAGCCATGGGGTAATTCTCCTGGGGTTCAGTTTTGAAACGCTAGAAACGACGACGCCCGCATTTAGCGGGCGTGGCGTCGTTATTTTTTAACGTGAACTTGTCACGCTAACTTGTCATGCAATGGGTTACTTGAAGTACAGCACCAGCTCGTCATCACCGTCTAACGGCAAGAATCGGGCATCGCACTGGTAGTGGGTAATGCCGTCGCTGTCCTGCTCGCTCATACCGGCTAGCTGCACCTTAGGGGCGCGCAGGCCAACGATGTTGCCGGGCACCGTGCCATGCTCAAACGATACTGCCCCAGTGGTCACCACTTCGTGGGACTCTACCTTCTGGTAAACATCAAACTCGGCAATACGCGGTGCCTGAAACGCTACCTGCCCAGTGGGCTGGCTGTCGGTAATATGCACGCCCTCGTAGTTGGGCAAGTTGCGGTAGGTGACGGTGTTAGCCAGGTCAAAATTAAGATTTTGACCAATCGCCTCATAGCCAAGCACGGTAAAGGTGCTGGTGTTTTGGAAATTCACCGGCACTTCATCGGCTTGGTTTTCGGTCGTCAGCGTGATGGGCGCAACGGCGGTGGGCCGCTCATATAGCCCGGTCATGGTGAACGATAGCGTGGGCAACCCTGCCGACTGCCCTGCACCGGTGACCGTCCCGCGCACGCCTTTGATGAGCTGCTGCTGGCCATCGTGCAGGTAGTAAATAGTGACGGAATCGCCTTCTTCACTGGTGCGGGTGTAGGTCACCTCGCCTGCGTCCAGGTCTTCCACTTCCTGCATTTGGCAGGCGCGCAATAGCAGGCCAAGCGCCGGGGCGGTGGCAGACGTACCAATCACCGGGGCGGTACCGCTGCCGCTCCACGGCACGGTGAGCTGTAGCTGCGTGTTGGGGCCGGTGTTGATTTGTGCAAACCCGCCCAGCTCTGGGCGCATCCGGGTACGCTCTACCGTGTTGCCTTGGTAGGGCGTAGGGGTTAGCTCGGTTACCAGCATCAACACGCCCTCTGAGATTGGGGGCGCGACGCCGTAGGTGGTTTCTAGGCACACCACGGCGGCTTTCTTACGCGTCAGTAGCGGCGTTGACATCGCTATCACCTTTCACGGGGGCTTTGGTTTTCGCGCTGCCAGGGGCGACGGCAGGCGCGGCGGTGGGGGCTACGGCAGTGCGCTGAGCGTCTACCGTGCTGGGATGGGCATCGTGTGCGCCGTAGCGCTGCTGTTTGGCTGGCTCGCTCACGCGCTCCAGCTTGCCGTTTTGGCGGCGAAACTTGCCGCCCTGCTTTGTGGCCATATTTCCTCCGGGCATTAAAAAACCCGCACGGTGGCGGGGCTTGGTGTGGGGTTAGATGGTGACGGTGCGCTGCCGCCCTGCGGTGAGGGCGTTAGGCGTGGTGAGCTTCCAGTATTCCCGCCACCAGACGTAGCGCCCGCGTATCTCTACCATTTGCCCCGTGTGAAACGACATCACCCCGCTGCTGCCGGGGGGCTGCCAGCCAAACAGGGCGTTGCGCACCTCTTGGCGTTGGGCGCGGAACGTGTCGCCCACTTCGCAAATGATGAACACGCCGTAAACCTGCGTTGCGGCTTGGCGCTGGCTTAGCTCGTTGACGCCTTCGCCCGCATCCTCCGCTAGGTAGGGGTAGGCGGCGGGGGTTTCTGCGCTGTAGTCGTCGATTGGCTCGCTAAACCACGCTTCGTCTACCGTGGCAAAACCAGGGCACAGCGCCCTAATGCGCTCTTCCAGCGCTAGGGTTATGTCGTAGTCCTGCATGGGTGCCTCACTTTTTCTGTCCTAGCAGGTAATCCATACGCCCGCTGAACTGCCGGGGCAGATCCTCACGCACCATTTCTTGCGCGCTATTGATCACGCTTTCATTGGCCACCATGCCGGGGATTGAGGGGCCGAACTGTATGCGCGGGTCACTGGCGTTATCCGCTTTATCGGCCCGGCGCAAAATGCGGCCCTTGGCGTACCAGCCGCCCTTGACCAGCTGCCGCCCGGTGTCTTTACGCACTAGCACGCTGGCACCACGCCGCCGGGTTTTGAACTGCTTACCCCGGCGGCTGGTGGCCACCACCACGCGAGCGCGGGTGGTTTTGGGCTTGAACTGATCCAACGGCAAGCGCCGCCCCACGTACAGCAGCGAGCGCGACGCATCCCGCCGCGCTCGGTCGATCTTGAGGCGCTTTTTAATCTCCCCCGCCGTAATGTAGTAGTCGTCGCGCACTTCGCGTGAAATGAACGTGGCAGCTTTAGCCTGGGTGCGGTCTAACGCTTGGCTAAACGCCTTTTCCACTAGCTTGGGGTCATAGCGATTCTTGAGCGCCTGTAGCTGGTTAATGTCGTATTCGTAGCGCATTACACCACCTCGATACGCACAAACGCGCCGTCGTCCTCCACCGGCCCGTTATATCGCCAGCGTTTGCCCGCTACGGTGAACTCAGCGCGCCGGTCTACATCGCCCACCATGGCCACCGGCAGCAGCAGGGTTTTCACCCTACGGCCTATGCCGTTCTCGTCGATTACTTCAAACTCGTTATCGAACTGATAGGGAACGTCGGGCACGACCGGCCCGGTGCCGGGGTGGTAGGTGCAAAGGCCATCGCTGAGGTGCTTCACAACCGCCTCATTGAGACGGTTGGCGTACTGGTCAAAGAAGGCCATGGGGCACCCGTTAGACGGTCGCGCCAGACACCAGCTTGATACTGGCTTTCGGGCGGGTGTTGAGGTGCGCCGGGTTAGACTGCGCCTCCAGCTCTACCCCCTTATCATGGTCAAGCAGCTTGGAAGAACTGTAGAACGGTAGCCCCAGCGTGTTGACCGTTGCACCATAGTCACCCGGTGCGAAGCGGCTCAAGAACAGCTCTTCGCTACCCATCGGGAACGCGTAGGCTTCTTCATCGGCAACAAACTTAGTGGTGCCTACCGTACCCCGGTAGCGCTCCCACATCAGCCCGCCAAACGGGAAGGCTTCGCGGCCATCCGCCCGCAAACGTGAGCCGTTTTCCCAGCGTTCATAGGCAGTTTTAACCGCCTTGTGGGTGATAAATTTGCGCCAGAAATTCTTACCACACAGCACCGTCGCGCCATCAAAGAACAGGTCGCCCAGCCCCAGCTCCATAGCCTCTAAAATATCCAAGCACTTACCCTGCAGCTCGGTAGCGGCGGTACCCAAATCCATCGGCACCACGGTTTGGGTCATCCCGAAGGCTTGGAACAGGTCATAAAGCACTGTGCCGTTGGCATCGATCACTTGCCCTTTCACAGCGCCTACCCGGTGGAACTCATGGGTAACGTCAATACGGCGGGCCATCATGGCCAAGCGGTTATTGATCACTACCTGCAGTTGCTCGGCACTATCCTGAGAACCAAAGGCGCGGACGTTCTGCACCTCATCGGCCAGGATGGTGGCCGTCGTTGGCAGGTGCGCCGTCATAAACGGCACCCCTGTACGCTTGGTGCCCGCCACGACTTGGCCCACGCCACCGCGCGGCTTATTTTCTACCAGCGCCAGCTTGTCGCCATCCTTCTCAATAACGACTTGCGTAGTGGTAATGCCCTGGGCGTCAAATACGCCCATCTCGCCAAGGCGGCGGGGGGCGTATTCCACTTCGTTAATGGATGCGGTTAGGGATTTAAGGCTAAACGCATCGCTTTCAAAAATGCTATTTCCAGACATGGGGTGCCTCTCTCTCAATAAGGGGTATACGGGTGGCTCAGCAGGGCGGGGTGTTAATCGCGGACGATCACGCCACGGCTTACCAGATCGTTAGTGCCAGCGGTAATGGCGGCCTCGTCGGCACCCTCTGGCCAGCCCAGCAGCGCGCCGTGAACCTCGCAGGCGCGCACATGCACGGTAATCGGCTGCGGGGCTTCGCTGGCATCGGCTGCCCCGTAAAGCACGGCTTTAGCTACCTCTGTACCATCGACGGCGGCAGGCGCTAGCGGCACGTAGTTGCCTGCGCCGTTGAGCGCCAGCACAGCACCCGCTGGCAGGTTGCCACTGGCCAGGGTGCCCACTTCACGGGAACGGGCACCATTGGCTTCTGATAAAACGTGTTCACCCGTACGGGTGCCTTCGGTGTAGGTCGTTGGCATGGGAATGCTCCAAGGTTGGGGTTACACCATCACAGGCTTACGCCTTGGCTGGCTTGCGGTTAAAACGGGCGTAGGCGTTGGCATAGTTAACGTTCGCCTGTTTCGCTTGCCCGCCTTCGGGGGAGTGGCTGTTGTGAATGTGCTGGCCTTCGCCGTGGGCGGCGGCAACGTCGAACACGTAGCCGGCGGCCTGATCGGTATCCATGCCGTTGCTAATCAGCTTTTCCATTAGCTGGGGTTGGCCGGTGGTCTGGCAGGCTTTGATGATGCTGTTCACGCGGGTACGCTCGGCGGCTACCGCTTCTTGAACAGAGTTATCAATCTGAATTTTCCCCGGCCCCATCGCCTTGATCTCATCAAGTAGGGCTTGCGGCACATCTTCGATTTTGGCGATTGGCGTAGAGGCTTGCTGCCGTAGCGCGATAATCTGATCACCTAAATCAGCGGCTTGGGCTTCGGCCTCTTCGGGGGTTAAATCAAACGCTAGGGCGAGGGCATCGGCGGCGCTCATGGTGGTTTGCTGCCCGGCTAGCTGGGCACGCAGGTTAATCAGCTCGCCATGCTCTTCTAGCTGCTTTTTGAACTTGGACATATCAGCACAGGCCACCGCCTGCAGTTGGGCATCTTTAGCGGTGGCAATGCCCCACGCCAGCGCCTCATCCGCGCCCATTACCGTGTCGCCCTGATCCAGCAAGCCGTTAATCTCTTCGGCGGTCTTGCCGGTCACCCCTACGAACACATCAACGATGGCATCATCAAATTTCGTGAGGTTGGCGGCGGTTTCCTGCATTTCCTTGGCGTTGTAGAAACCCACCATCAGCGAGCTGGCCCGGTGGGTCATTACCGTGGTGCCCACGCCCATGGTGCGGGTATCACCCGCCATCATGATCGTTACCGCGATACTGGCCGCCATGCCGGTTACTTTGGTGTGCACCTTGGCCCGGTGATTTTTGAGGTAGTTGTAAATGCGAACGCCGCTGGCCACATCGCCGCCAGGGCAATTCAGCTCTACATGGATCTCGTCTAGCTCGCCAAGCGCATCAATCGCGGCGATTAACTCACGGGCGGGCTTTTCGCCGGTAAAATCGCTAATCCAATCCGGTGCCCAATCCGAGCCAATCGGGTTATCAATAGCGATATGTGCAATACGCGGATTTTCCGCCATTGCTTGAGCTGTAAACCAAGGCATGGTTAGTCGTCCTCGTTATCTTCGTCGGTGGTGGCCAGGGCTTCAAGGGCTTTTTGAAGCGCCCCGTTTTTGGCGGTAATGCGCGGGTCTGAATCCAGCGCCAGCCCGTGTTGGTCGGCGCTTCGGTTGCCCTTGGCAATCTCGGCATCCAGCAGGTCGAGCGACCAGCCGCGCTCTCCGGCTTTCTCGCTGCGTGGGGCAAAACCGGCGCGCACTTCCAGTAGGTCGGCGCTGACTTCTTTCAGCGGGTCCACCCAGCTCCACTTCGGCGCAATCCAGTCGATGGCCAGCAGCTCTTTACGCCGCTGCCAGTAACCGGGAATGAGTAGCGCCCCGCTGGTCACGGCCACATCTAGCCATTTAGCCGCCACGCGGCGGCACCACTGGTGAACCATCAGCGAGGCTTGCAGCATTTCAGCCCGGCGGCGGAACTCTAAAAGCCCGGCCCGTATTGAGCTGTAGTTGACGCCTTTTAGGTCGCCGGTCATCTGCTCGTAGGTCAGGCCAGCGCCCGCGCCCACCGCTAACAGCTCGGTACGCAGCCACTCGGTGTATTGCCCTTGAATATCGGGCGGCGTTGAGAACGTGACCTCTTCGTCATCTTCCAGGTAGTGGACGCCGCCGGGGGTGAACTCTTCAAAGCGGTCAACTTCACCGGGCACTTTCACAAGCTCGCCAAACGATGGGCCCTCCTCTTCGGGGTCTTGGTTTGTCTTACGTTTGACAAACGCGCCGAACAGCTGCGCCAGCTTTTGCCGGGCTAGCGTGGCGTCCTGCATTTCGTCAATTTCGTACAGCCGCACGATAACGCTGGTTAGCTCAGGCACCCCGCGCAGCTGGCCGGGCCGGGTCCGGCGGTACATGTGAATAACGTTATCCGCTGGCACCGGCACCCGTTCGTTATACGCGGCGGTGAGCTGTTCGTTGGGGTGATAGCGCCATAGGTGGTAAGCGGTACGCTGGCCGATGCCGTTAAACTCGATGCCCATCTTGATCAAGCGGCCATCAAAGCCACGTGAGTAGGCAGAGTCGAGGTGCTCCGATTCCACTACCTGCAGCTGCAGGGGTACGCTTAGGCCGTCGCTTGTGCGCCGGTAACGAAAGCGCCCTAGCACCTCCCCGGCTTCAAACTGTGCGCCAGCGGCTAACGCCTGTTGGCCGTAGAAATTGTCTACGCCGTCCGCGTCGCTTTCCTCTACCCACTGATCCCAAAGCGCCTGTATGACCGGGTTGCCCCACTGGGGCTTAATGCCGGTGCCCACTAGGTTGGAGACGTATTTCTCTTTGGCACTGGCGGCGTAGGCGTTGTTTCTAATGGCGTAGTGGCTGCGCGCCTGCAGGATGGGCAGCGAGTTTTCAATAGGCCCGTTGGGGCCGGTAACCATCGTTCCTTTGCCTGCCATACGGCGGCGGGTGCTGCCGCCCTCGTAGTAGGCGCGCACAGGCACTTGCCGCCCATCCCGCACGGTCATACGGATTCGGGGCTTATTGGCGATCATGTCAAAGCCCCTTGTTGGTCATCACTAGGCGGGTACGGCTACGGCGGCGCTTGCTGAGCGCCTGCAGGCGTTCGGCTATCTGATTTTCCAGCGACTGCAGCGCGGGTAAGTCGGCCTGAGCAAACTGCACTTGCCGCCCATTCTGGTTAATGGAGACGACGCGTTTACCCGTTGCCAGGTCTACGATGGCTTGGCGAACCTCGGCCAGCTGTTCGGGAGTGTTGGCCATGGGTGGGCCTCCTAAATTCGGGGCTTAACAACGCGACGGCGGCGGCGCGCTTGAGGCGCGGGTTGTGCCTGGGGTGGTGGTTGGCTTGCCTCGCTGCCCGTGGTGGGCGCGCTTAGCAGCAGGTTGGCATCCCAGTGGTCGGCCCACGTGGGCGGGGCTTGCCAGTTGATCTTCTCGCCCCCCAACAGAATGAAAATGGCGAGGTTGTAAACGAACAGGTCGAACGCTTCGTTTGGCTTACTGCCAGGGCGCGCCCATTTGCCGGTGGCGGGGTCGCGTACTTCGTAGGTCAGCTCATCAAACCACCACATGCCTAGCCAATCAGGGGTGTGCATGTAGCCCGCGCCGGGCTGTTCGCGGTCGATCATCGCCGCTACGGTGTCTTTCAGCAGGTCGGTGCCCAGTAGGTACAACGGCACATCGCCCCGCGCCCCACTGCTGCGGCTTTTGCGCTTGGTGTTGTCAGGCTCGGTTTTACGGATGCGGCTGTTGGTTTTGCTACTGCCACCTTTCAACAGGTACACGCGGCCTTGCAGCCCATCGCCCCCGGCTCTTAACCGGCGGTGATATTCGTACGCCTGCGAGGTCACGCTTTCGGTGCCTTTACCCTCCCCACCGGTATCCACGCCCATAGCGAGAATCGGCATACGCCGCCCGCTACCATCGCCTAGCTTGTAGGTGCGCTTTAGCACGTCGCGGGTCAGCAAGTCCCAATCTTCGGGCTGCGTCATGGGGTTAATCTGCCGGGGTGGCTGGTCACCCTCGGGACCGCGATCCTCTTTGATGTTGAAGCGATCCACTAGCCACGTTTCGCGGTTCGGCCCCCAGCCATGCACCTGCACCACAAACCGGCGGTTTTTGCCGCCCTGCACGTCTACCGCTGCCGTGAGGAAACGCACCCCGTGGGGCACGGTGCGATGCTGGTAGGCTTCACCCCGGTCTTTCAGGCGCTGGCCTGAGCGCTTCTCCCCCGGCGTGCGGTTCACGTAAGGGCGGCCCCAGTCAACGTTGGTGACTGACTGCAAATCCTTTTGGTTGCCGGTGGCTTGGAATGTCTCTTCGGCAGCGCGTAGCTTGCTTACCAGCGATTGCCATGTTTGATCCGATGCCGCCGGGCCTTCCATCCAGAAGGACGCAATGCGCGTTTCACGCGGGGTGCCTATCAGCTCACCCTCTAACGTCAGCTCGCAGCCTTCGGGCACCCAGCGGCCACGCTCGTTTAACTCGCGTTTAACTCGCTGGTCTACCTCAGCGCCACAGTGCGGGCAAAACACACACCCGCTTTCCATGCTGAAATTCTCTTGAATCGGCTGAAACCAGCGGCGGCAGGCGCTCTCTGGGCACTGCCAGTACAAGCGGCGGCGGTCGCCTTGGTTGTAGAGATCCAGTATCCCAGTCGTAGGCGGTGACCGGTGGGGCTCGCCTTCGGGCTGCTGCCAATCGGCATCTAACACGGGCCTGCCGGGGGAACTCTCCACCAGCGTCATGCCGGTACTACCAAACGTTTGGGTACGCTTGCTAGCCAGTACCCAGCCGGAACCCTCACCGCCTACGTTTTCCGTCATGCGGTCGTAGTCGGTCAGTAGCACAAACTGGTAGTCAGACGATGCAAAGACGTTCTTTGACGGGTGCTTAATCGCCAGCATGTTGCCAGCGCGAAAAATGATGTCGTGAACGTTGTTATCGTGGCCACGCGGGCTTAACCGCTTGGCAATTTCGGGCGAGGCGTTGAAGCTACGGCGCAAGCGTTTTTTGCTGTACTCCGCTGCTTTGGCCTCGGTAATTTGTACTACCAGCCCATCACCGGGGTCGTTAATGATCTTGTAGCAAATGAAGCCATCAACTAAGCCGATGGTTTTACCTGTTCGCGCCGGGCCTACAAAAATCACCGCGTCGTATTTGCGGGAACCCATGCAGTCCATGGGCTCAATCATGTAGGGGGTTTTGTCGGGCTTCCAAAGCGTCTTAGTGCCGTTGCCGTGTACGACATACATCGACTCGGCCACCGCTTCGCTCACGCGCACCCGGCGCGGCGGGCGTAACAGCGTGGCTATGTCATGGCGAATGGCGGCAGCGTTAGCGGTGTTAGCCATTGTCTGGGCTCTCCATATCCGCTGTTGCCGCTTGGTACATCTGCTCGCGTAACGCGTCGATCACGTGCTGCACGCGTTCGATGGCGTCAGGGTCTAGCCCGGCGTCACGCTCCAACGCATCGGGCAATGAATCCAAGCCCGCCGCTACCGTCTTAGCTAGGGTGCTTAACTCGCGGGCAAACTCATGCGCCGGTATCAGCTGCTTTATGGCCACCTCAAATTTAAGGCGCTCGTTTTCCGACTGATACCAAGCCTTTCGCGCATCGGGGAACTGGTCTAAATCTAACCCGCCCGCGATAGGCGTCTTTTCACCGAACAGCGCCGGGCCAACATCTGAAAGCGCGTAGGTGGGGTTACCGCGACGCGTGCCAGAGGGCATGACGCCATGCTCTTGCAGCCGCTTAGCCACGGTGCGGCGGTCTAATCCAAACGCTTGGCCAATCCTGCTAACCGACCAGTTATAGGCATCTTTGCTCTCTATCACTTCACCCATAGATGCCCACCTCTTGCGGCGCTGATAACCCCCGCTCAGCTGTACATGATTCGATTAAAAACAAGCTGCTCGATGTACAACTTGCACAGTTAACGCGCTGGGCAACCATGCGGGATTGTTACCACCTGCGGTGGTACATCCTGAAAACCCGAAAATTTCCCGAAATCCGGGACTGCCTGCCCCCGTGGTCTGGGCATCACTTGCTGGGAAGGACCCGCGTTTTTTGCACCGCGTTGGTGCATTATTCAGCCTGCCGATTACGGAAGATAAGCGCGACGGCTCGGCGGTCGGCGTTGAAGCGGATGCGCAGGGCTTCGTAGTCGGCTAGCAGCTGCAGCAGGTCGCGGTTAGTGTGGATCTCTCGAACGGGCGCGGGGCGTGGATCAATCAGGAACCACGGCAGCGCTTGGGGTGTCGGCTCCGCTGGTGTCGGGGCGGGTGAGGCGGCGCACCCAATCAGCAACGCCGATAGGCACAGGCTGGCCAGCCCACGCCCTAGAATCTGAATCCGCATCATCCACCCCCATAGCTTCGGCCTGGGCGCGCAGTCGGTCGATGCGCTGCGCGCCGTCGTTTAATTCACGTTCGCGCACATCTAACGCTTCAACTAACAGCCGGTTACGCTCTACCTGCACCGCCAACGTCGCGGCGGTCACATCGAGCGCGACTTGTGCTTTCGCGTGCTGCTGCTGGGCCTGCTCCAACTCAGCCCGTAATCCACTGAGTCGCCACATCAAACCAATGCCAACGACCAGCGCTATCACCAGCGCCCACGGAATCAGCTTCGTTAGCAGCCTGCTCAGCATCCCGCACCCCCTCTAAACACATTTCACGTTCAGCGGCGCGGCGTCTTACCAGCCCACGCAACCGCTCACCCCCGGCATACACCCAACGGGAAAGCTCATTACACGCGCCCTCAAGATCCCCGGCGTTCGCCTTACGTGCCAGCGTCGAGCGCTGCAGCTTGCCCGCACCAAGGTTGAACGTGAACGACACGAACGCGGCGCGGGTAGCGTCAGGCATCGGCACGGTAATGATGCGGTCCACCGCGTTCAGCGCCTCACGCATGTCCTGCTCTAGCAACTCGTCACACTGCGCCGGGGTGAGCGTTTGGCCTGGGGCTGCCGTGGCCGTGTGCCCAGTGCATACCGTCCACACGCCCACAGCGTCGCGGTAGCTCTCCAGCTTGGTGCCCTCGAACGGCACAATGATGCTTGCGGCTATCGCCATTACCGCGCCCACCCCGGCGCTAATCGCTCGTTTGTTAGCCATTGCGCCCACCCCGCCGGTTGTCAAAGTGCTTCCAAATATCGAACGCCAAGCGCAGCCCGACGAACACCAAGCCGCCCACGCTCACCACATCAGCCGTCACCACGTGAACGCCTCCCATCTCAATCAGCGGCATGTTCAGCAGCGACACCACCTCACCGGGCGAGGGTGAAATATCCATGACGGCGGCCGCGCTGGCCTTAGACGTTTGCGACACAGCAGACACGCCACTACCGCCCACGTACGCAATCACACGGCCAGCGTCGACTTTCATAAGCAATCACCAAATCGCAGACATAAAAAAACCGCCCGGTGAGGGGCGGCATGTCTAAACACGGAACATTAAAGGGCTTGCTGCGGGGCTAAGGGAACGTAAATACCCCACATGCCATAAACGATAGATCAAACTATCACTGATTGCAACACGTAACGTGTTAAATGCCCCTCAAGAGTGTTACACACCAGCATGCCAACCACCATCACGGCACGTGCTGGATACTCTTAACAGATAGGTTTGCTCATTACCCCGCCGCCCCTTGCCACCACTGGGGCCGGTCGCTGTTGTGATAAAACGACGATCTTGGTTCTGTCTCGGTCAGAAACACGCTAAAACCACGCTCACACAGCCATTTATGCCAGCGCTCCAACGCGTCGAGAATCTGCCGCTCTGCGTAGGTGTGAATGTAAGTACGATCTAGTTTTGTTAGGGCGTGATTTAACAGCAGCTCACCGGCTAGATACTCGACCCCGAGGTCAGCCCATGTAGTCCTGGCGAGCTTACGCAGATCGTGAGAATGCCACCGCGCACCGCTGGCACTCACCACCAGATCAAACACAGCTGAACGGGATAACGGCTTACCCTTCGATGCACCAGGAAACAGATACACGCCCCGGTAACCGTTCGCCTGCTGATATGCTCGGTAACGGGTCAACAGCGTGACAGCCATGGGCGTTAACGGCAGGCGGTGTTGTCGTTTGGATTTTGTATTGTCGGTGGGGATAGTCCACGTGCGCGCGTCGAGATCGAACTGCCCCCACTTGGCTAGCCGCGTCTCACTGATACGGGTGCCGAACAGCAGCATCAATAACAGCAGAAAACACCCCGGCGGCTCGCACGAACGCAGGGCGCGTATCACCTCGGGCACATCGGCAGCGGTCAGCGCACCCGCTTTAGCTGGGGTTTTCGCGTCGATGAAGTCGCCCACATTCACCCCGGCGAACGGGTCAGCATCCAACAGGTTCAGCTTACGGGCTTGCTTGAACGCGGCCTTGATCACCCCAAAAATCAGGCGCACATAGGCCACGGAATAATGCTCCTGTAGCGGCCACACCAACCCGCTATCGATAGACGCGGGCGTAATGCCCGCCAGCGGCTGGCCACCGAACAGGGGCAATAGGTGCCGATTCACGGCGGTTTTGATCGATGATTTTCGAGTAGCGGATAACCGGCCATGGGATGCCGAACGGTCACGATACCAACACAGCAGGTCGGCCACGGTTTCCCACGCATCGACGCCCACCGGCCCGGCAGGGTCAAGCGCCAGCTTGGCTTGAATCTCCGGCAAGCGCGCCAGCAAAGCGCGGGTGGTCAGCTCCGGGTAATTGCCCACCCGGTGCCAGTGGTCACGCCCACCGGCATAGCGCACCACGTACCAGCTCGCCCGCTCACGGCACGCATGAAAACGCACCCGCACCGGGTAGCGCGGGTCGCGTAACTGAGTAATCGAAGGGTCTTGTATGTGACGCTTGATAGCCGCGTCAGAGAGAGTAACCGCGAGGGTTTTGGGCATGGGCTCAAACTCCGAGACAGCAACGCCCCCGCCTGGGGGTCAATGCGCCGGGCTGAGCCGTTGCGTTATTGCGTTATATCACGCTAGCGTTATAGCGTTCTAATTAGTGATAGGGGTTACTCGATGCGCCGGAACGTAGCGAATGCGTGACTTATGCTCCATATCCCTCCAATTCCGGTCACCAAACACCTTTAGCTTTAAGCGACCATCCGGCATTTCCTTCAAGACGTGACAACGCATGTGATAACGCTTCACCCATCGGCAGCAGTGATAACACTCTAGTAAGTGAGTAGCGTTTTCAGATGTCAGCATTCTAGGCTCCCGACAGGAAAATCAAGGAATAAGGATTGCGTTATTTAACGCCAGTGTTACACCCTCAAGGCGGGCCGATAGCCTGCCCAATCAACCAGACAAGCAACGCGATACACGCCGCTACAACCCCGGAAAGAAAACCAGCAGCTAAAAAGCTTTCAGCACTCCAAAGCCAATCCGGCGGCGGATCTTTACTGACAAAGGCATAAAACAGCGCATACCACAGCGCCACAAGCACAGCGCGGGCAAAGTGCTTTTTCATAAGCCGTCACGCTCCCGCGTGCGATCTTTCAGCGCCTCTAACGCCCGCTCGATACCCTGCAGCGCCTCGGCGTTGTACAAATCGGCATGCGGCCCATCTTGGAACCGCTCCAGGCGGTCGGCACACGTCGCCAGCACCGCTTCCAGCGTCACGCCGTTGGGGCCAACCTCCTGCGGGTTACCGTCCTGAAAGCTGATACACCCCAGCACCTGCCCCCGGCCTTCCAGCAGCTCAGCCTCAGCGCCCACGCCAATGATGTAATGGTTTTGTGCGCCACCTGGGGAGTATGGCCCGTGAGCGATCACCGCTTGGCCCATGTCACCGCGACCGTTAGGGGTGACGGCATGCCCGGTCACTAACCGGGGCTGATTGAGATTAGGCATTAGCAGACGCCTCCCGGTTATGCTCAATGGCTTTGCTAGGGTCTACGGTTCTCCAGTCTGGCCAATCGCGCTGCTCATTCTTTGCCAACTTACCGGCTAACGCGCCAGCAATAGCGGCTGAGCTATGGCCAGCCCGCCAAGCGCCATCGAGCGCCAGCAGGACAATATCGATCCACTCGGAAAGATCCTCCGGGGCAGCGGCCACCTCGGCCAGCTCTTTTCTAATGTGGTCGCTAATCCCCTCAGCGCGGGCACCAGGGCCAAAGGCTTTAACCGAAAAGGCCCGTTGCCGATCAAGATGCGCCACCAAGTCGTAAGCACATGAGCTGGCAGGAACCGCCCACAGCTGAAACGGCCCATCTTCCGTATCATGAATAGAAAGCAGCACAGCATCAGGGCTAGGCGGCGCTAGCTCCCAACTTGCAAAAGTGTTTTCAAGATTCACGTACTCTTCAAAAGCGGGCGTTCCTTCATCTACCGTATTTTCAAACGAAACATGCTCCAACTTGCAGCGGTTCGCGTTCTCGAAAAGATCCACAAAATATGTCGGGATAATCTCGCCATCACCAAGAGAGACACAAAACTTTTGCCACTCAGGGTGCGTAAAACTACCATCCTTCTCTCTGACCACCTCAACGGCTTCAATCATGGCCGTAACTCCTACTGTCGGTTTTGAATAGCGCGCCAACGCTCATTGCCATTTACTGCGTTATAGCGTGCTAGCGTTATTTCACGCTCACCACTCGATGCGCCCCAAAGCGGGCGATAACGCTTGTTTTTGCTGCCTTCTTGGTCGTGCTGGCAGGCACCACCATCGAAAACGTCTTAGGCTCTTTGCCTTCCAAAACGGTCACGCGGAATACACGGTTAACCGCTTTGGAAGTCACAGCCCTAGCGCCTGTTCAACGTGCGCCCGCGCCCGCGCCAACCGGCGGCGGTAGGTGGCCACCCCCACTTCCAGCGCGTGGGCCTTCTGCAGTTGGCCAATATTGCGATGGTCATAGCCTCGCAGCTGTCGGCGGCTCACCACCCGTGCCACGCCCGCGTTGTACTCCAGGCGCAACACGTCGGCGGTCAACAGATCCTCACGCGCCAGCGATACCACCGCATACTCGATGCGCTCTTCGAGCGGGTACGACTCCGCGCCCATGGGGGCCGACCCGCCCACGGTCGAACGGCTCACCACCCCGCCGTTATCGATCAACACGCCCAGCAGCGACGTGCCCAACGCAGCACCGCCACCCTGCAGGCACCAGCGCGCCCAGCGCTCCAGCATCACGTCCAGATCATTCGCCGCCCGACGCCCCACCGCTACGCCTCCACAATCGTCAGCGGGTACAGCTCTTCGACCTGCCGCTTTTTCAGCTTGTATATATCGGTACGCATGCCCTTCACGTCGATCCATTCGACCGTGCCGTCAGCGCGGAACACGACAAAATCAATGACGTATTTCACCCCGCCCGGCAGGGCGATAGGCACTTGCATCAGAAACATCGTTACGCGGTCGGCCTGCTGTTCGCTCAGCAGGTAGAGGTAATAATTCGCCTCTTTTTTCGAGTCGAACGTATGCCCGTGAATGGTCACCTTCTTGTTGTTGTACTTAGCCGCATTGGGCGCACGGCGGCGCATGTTATGCCGTTGCATGACGCGCCCCCAACCAATCGTTAAACCGCTCCACCAGCGCCAGGTATTCGCGCCCGGCCTGCTCGTTACCATCTAGCTCGCGGCGGCTTAGCACCCCACACGCCAGCCGCACCTCTGCCGCCGCCGTGGCGGCATCCGGCACCCTGCGCCCGGTGGTAGCCGTGAGATAGTCACGAAATAGGGGGTTATTGCACAGCATCGCCGCGCCTTTTGCGTAACGGCTCACGCTTCCCCCTTAGCTACTGGCAACTTAAAGCGCTGAGGCGGGCCAAGATAATCATAAGGCGGCATCGCCTGCAGGCCGTGAGTGTCAGCAAGTCGGATTAAAATCGCCCCGATCTCACAGCCCGACAAATCAACGTCAACAAGCTGCAAGTAGGCATGAATCGTGCTGATCGTGTGACATTCACCGTCGGACAGAACCTCCACCACCTCGGCAATCCCTACGGCGTCAGGTTCAGCAGCATCTAGGCCGAACAGCTCCGCAAGGCTGCCATCGGCTTTCTCTTCCTCCATGAGCTTATGAATACTCACGCCACACCCCGCTTAGCCCACAGCTCAGACAGTGCCGCCTCACCATCGATAAAATGGCGGTGGCCATCCTTGGTGGCGGTGGCCAGCAGATCCCCGCGCACAATGGGCACCTCGTCGCTGGGCACGCCTTCCACATGCACCACGTGCCCGCCCAGCTTACGGATGCGCTCGGCCTCTACCCGATGCACCACGTGGGCCACCACCAAGCACTCCGCCCCCTTGGCCGGGGTCGCGCTAATCATCCCCTCAAGGCGCTGCATGCGGCGGGCCACTTCGGCATGAGCGCCAAAGCGCTGCGCGGGCGCATCGGTGTAGACCGACACGGTACAAATCTGCGCATCACGCATTGCCCGCGCCACGCGCTCGCGTGCCGTCGCGTTAGCGCCAGCAATTCCAATCAATAGCATTCGACGGCCTCTCTGAGTCGTTGGGCGCGGTGCGCCTGCAAAATGTCGTGCAACACGGTCACCGTGGCCGCATCGCCCTGGCCTAGCGCCGCCTCGACCGCCGCGCTCATATCCCCCACAGTCACGCGGGAAACGCACCAGCGGGCGAAATAGCGCAGATTATCGGGGTGGTTCGCCACCTGGGGCGGGTAGGCCAGATCATTGATAAACCACGCCGCCCACTGCTCGGCGCGGTGGTAAAGGGTGTCGTCGTTGGGTGCCTGGGCAGGGTCTACGCGCTCAAGCGTGGGGCAATGCACGGTGAGTGATTCGCCATCGTCCTCGACGATCAACAACCCCTGCGCTTGGTAAAACGCCATGAACTCACGGGCGCTATCGTCGTCGGCCTGCATCAAATCGCCCCACGCCACGTAGGTTTTAGCCACCGGGCCGGGGGTCGCTGCCAGCGCCTCCAGCACCAACAAATAGCGGGCATAGCCAATCAACCCATACTCAGCCGCCACGGTGGCCACGCCCTCGCTCTGCGCCAACCCGGCAGGATGAACGAACGCGCTCACGCCGCCACCCCATCGCGCTCAGCCAGCACCGCCGCCCAAGGGCCATAGATGCCGTTATAATCCACCGCACCAGCGGTCAACCGCACGATGCGCCCAGCGGTGCGTAAACTCGGCGCACGATCAAAGCGATACCAGCTCATCACCGTACGGGGCTTCTCGCTGAGTAGCGCGCCCGCACAGTCCGGCCCGCCCACTTGATCAATCCAATCATTTAGCAACACTTTAGCGCACCATTTAACACGAAGTGTGTTAAGCCTAGCGCGAAGATTGCCCACGTACAAAGGTTTTTTTATTCCACACTTACACGCTTTGTGTATTACTATTGCCTGAGAGGTAATATTTACCCGAAAATTAATCACCGAAGGCGCACACGGACGGCATCAACGGCGGGATAGATAACGGGAAGCGGAAAATGTCACAGCAAAGCGACAGGCAGGACAAAAAAGAGCTAATCGCACAGCGGCTAGTGGAAGTGCGCACCCACTTAGGGTGGTCGATCCGCGACGCAGTCGAAGCGCTCGGCTACGTGCGTTCTCGTTATACCAACTGGGAACTCGGCATTCGCATGCCCGGCTATCAGGAATTGGAAGACATCGGCAACGTAACTGGCTGCAATCCCGGCTATTTTGTCGGCTGGACAAACCGCATGATCGACAGCAGCTACGTCGTACTAGACCGCACCACGGTTAAAACCCGCGTTGGCTCGATCACCGTGCAAAACGCCACCGATGTAGCCGCCTACCGCGACGACTACCTCGCCGAAAAAGGGCTAAAGCCCAGCAGCATTATCACCGTCAAAGCCGAAGATGACGCCATGGAAGGCGTAATTAGCAAGGGCGATTTAGCCCTAATCGACATGAGCCGCAAACCCGATGCCGTGCGCGACCTGTTCGCTATCCTCGTGGGTGACCGCATTTGGCTACGCTGGATACGCCCGGAAATCAACGGCAGCTACACCATGAGCGCCGAAAACAGCCACCAATACCCCGATGAAACCCTCACCACCGGGCAGCTACAACAGCTCAACATCATCGGCCGCGTCGCCATCATCGAGCACGAACGCTAAGCGCCAGCCCAGCGGAAAAACACCCCACTCCTAGAACGGCACCCACAAAGTGCCGTTTTTTTGGCTTGCCGAATAACACAATTAGTGTCACTCTTACACAGACTGTGTAATCAAGAGGGTTTCACTAATGACCACGCACCCGATAGCCACCGTTACCGCCTCGCCCCCCATCGCCTGCACCCCGCAAGCGCTGCACCAAGCCCTGCGCGAAAGCGTCGCTATCGCGTGCGGGCTCGAAAAAATGGCCCAATGCGCCCTGGATGAAGGCGAGTACCCAGCGGAAGAACTCGACAACCTGTTTGCTCTCATTAACCGCCACCGACGCGATTTAGAAGAGATCAAAGCCGCGCTGGCCGAACTCGCCACGGGTGTCCACCATGACTAACCCCACCCAGCGCCAGCCATGGCGCGACGACGACGCCCTAGCCCAACCCGGCCAAGCCCTCAGCGAGCAAGAGCTAGCCCACCTGCTCGCCCTCGCCAACGGCAACGCCCCCAGCGCCATCACCGCCATCAACGGCACCAGCCGCGCCCAACAGCAGCAGCTCGAAAGCAGCCTGCGGGCCAAGCTCGGCGCGTTCAGCAAAGCGCACATCATCACCCGCGCGTTCGTGCTGGGCGTGCTGCTACCTCGCTGCCTCACCGTGCTACTGATCGTCGCCACACTCGGTAATGGCGCCCAACAAGATGCCATCGCCCAGCGCCTACCCCGCCGCCCCACGCAAACCGCCAGCGCCCGCCTAATGCGTACTCAGCGGGGCAGTAGCGCAGGGGGTCGCCGCACATGAAACCGCACATCCTCACAGGCCCGCGCCGTAGGCACTGCCGCTGCCGCGTCTGCCGTGGGCGGCAGGTCAAGGCCAAGCACCCGAACGACTACACCCGCCGCATCCGCTGCAAACACTGCGGCCAATTCAACACGCTGGTAGTCGACAAATGGGCCGATAACCGGGGCTGGCGAAAGTACACGTGCTATTGCGACGGCTACCACTTCCCGCACCGCATCCGCTCGGAATTTTGTTTTGAAAACCCAAACTACGGCGAACAAGAAGAACGCCGGTTAATGGCCTACGGGGTGATGGCATGAAGATTATGGCGACCGACCTACCGCTAAAACACTGGCAGCGCATCGCAGAGCAAAACGGCATTCAGCGCAGAACGTTTCTCTATCGCCTGAAAACCATGGACGCGAAAAAAGCCGCCACCAAGCCACTCAAAAAAGGCGGCATAAAGCCAATCGCCACCAGCAAGCGCCAAAAAAGCCTAGCCGCCGGGCTAGATGAATGCGCCCTAAGCCGCTACCGCCGCGAACACCCCGAAAGCCAGCTAAGCGACGAAGCCGCCCTCGCCTTTCTGCAAGCGCGCAAAGCCAAACTGCAAAACACCCTACGCGAACGCGCCCTTGCAGCAGGGCTAAGCCCCCAGCTGGTGTATCACCGCATTAGCCGCAACTGGCCGCTAGATAAAGCACTCAACACCCCGCCCATGCCCACCAGCCACGCGGCCCGCATCGGCGGTAAAGCCCGCGCCCAGCAAAAGCGCGAACGCCGCCAGCAGCGGCTCCAGCAAGCAGCGTTAAAAAACGCTAGCACGCAATAACGCAAACAAAACCGACACAGGAAGCCCCGCCATGTGGTTTACCAATATTACCGTTTACCAGCTCCACAACGCCCCAACGATCGACAGCATAACGCTGCATGAAACGCTGCAAGCAGAAGCCGCCAAGCCGTTAGGCAATACCGATGCCAAGCGCCACGGCTGGACACCCCCAGCAGGCCGCGCCAGCAACGCCTATCTGCACGAAAGCCAAGGCCACCGCCTGCTCAGCATGCTCAAACAGCAGCGCATGCTGCCGCCCAAGGTCGTCAAAGCAGCGGTCGAGGAAAAGGTCGCGGAAGTCGAAGTCAACGAAGGCCGCAAGGTCACGCGCAAAGAAAAAACCGACTTCAAAGAACAGATCACCGAGGAGCTGCTACCCCGCGCCTTTATCGATAGCATCAAAATCGACGCATGGTGGGACGTAGAAAAAAACCGCATCATCATCAACAGCGGCAGCCGCGCCCGCTGCGAAGAGCTGTTAGACCTGCTACGCGAAACCCTCGGCAGCCTCAAAGCCACCCCGCTCAGCACCCAAACGCTACCCATCCGCGCCATGACCACCTGGGTAAGCGACGCCCAAAGCCGCCCCGCCAACCTGCAGCTAGGCGACAAAGCCACGCTCAAAGCCAAAGGCGACGACGGCAAAATAGCCGCCACGCAAGTGGATCTCGACAGCGACGAAATACAGCAGCTACTCGAAAGCGGGCGGCAAGCCACCAACCTCGCCATCACCATTGATGAGCGCGTCAGCGGCGTACTCACCGACAGCCTGCAGCTCAAAAGCCTGCGCTTTAGCGACCAGCTGATCGAGCAAGCCGACATGACCGAAACAAAGAGCGACGATGGCGACGACCCCATAGCGCGCATAGAAGCCGATTTTTTCCTTATGGCCAACGCCCTAAGCGACACGCTGGATAGCCTCGTTCACATGCTGGGCGATGAAACCGTGCGTGAAGTAGCCGAAGAAAAAGGCACCCGCCCCGACGACAGCCACCCCGGCGAACAGATCGGGGGCTTTGAGCCCAACGACGCCCTCACACCCGCCGCCATCCAGCTCAGCAAAACCGAGAACGGCAACATCACCGTGACCCGCCTGCAGCGCCACTTCAAAATCGGCTACAACCGCGCCCAGCGCCTGCAAGAGTACCTAATCAGCAAAGGCCACATTCCCAACCCCTACGGGCAGCCAGCCCCATGAACGCCACCAACTACCGCTGCTACAACCCCAAATGCAACCAGGGCAACACCCCCGGCTGGATGCTGGGCGCTAACCCCATTTGCCCAAAGTGCGGCCACTGGCTCACCCGCCAGCCCAACGAAAACGCCAGCGTTAAAAAACGCTAGCACGCTATAACGCAGGAGACACAGCCCCATGCCCACCCCGCTAATACTACTCATCGGCCTAGCCGTTGCCGCCGTCGCCTACGCCGGGTGGCAGTGCAAATGCGAAATCGAACAGCTCGACCAGAACGGCGACCCCATCGAGAAGGACGAACAGCCATGATCATCGACAACAGCGCCAAAAACGCCCAGCGCATTCCCTGCAAAGAGTTTCGCGGTGAATGCCGCATGTGCCAAAGCGGGTTTATTGCCCGCAGCGGGGTATGCTCGGGCGTCAACCCTGACACCGCCAGCCCGCCCGACTGCCTGCGAGACGAACTGCCAGAACACCTCTGCCATCCCAACGGCCTACCCCTGGGATGGGGCCAATTCACGCAGGACAGCGCCAGCGAGGCCGCCCAATGATATTCATCACCCTAAGCGGCATCGCCATCGGCATCGCCGTAGTGGGCCTAGTGTTCATGCACACGCGGCCCATATCGCCTCACATCATGCGCGCCTGCCACATCATGCACGCCATCACCCTGACGATAAGCACCGCCACCATTACCGCCGCCCTCGCCCACCTGGGCGAGCCGCAAGCGTGCTGGTTGGCGGTGGATCTCCTGGGGGTAGTCATTGACGCTTGCACGCCCTAGCGCTACTCTGCCCGTGTCGCTGCAAAATCAGCGACCGGGTTTAGCAGCTCGCAACTCTTTCAGGCGCACAGCGCCCCGTTTCATCGTGTAGGCGTTTTTTTACGCCCGCAGGATGCACTATGGCGGGCCGTGCGTGGGGCACCTTCGGGTGCGCCGGTGTTCCTGAAGAGCCGGTCTGCTAACCCGCGTACGGTTCGCCACCATTGATTAGCAGCATAGTGGCGAACTCCAAACATCTTCAGGAGTTACCGCAATGTCTATACCTACCATTTCCGTTTCTGGTGTTTCCCTTCCCTATATCGAATACCAGGGCCAACCAGCTGTAACCTTCGCCATGATCGACGCAGCACACCAGCGACCGCAAGGCACAGCAAAACGTAACTTTAGATCGAACAAACGCCACCTTATTGAAGGTGAAGACTTCTATGTTGCTGATTCTAAAAGCTTGGACGAAATTCGTCCCAGCTATCCGGGCCTATTCCCAGCGATGGCCACAAGCATGTTTTTCTTCACCGAAACCGGCTACCTCATGCTGGTCAAATCGTTTACCGACGACCTCGCTTGGCAAGTACAGCGCCAGCTAGTGAAAAGCTATTTCCGCGTAAAAGGGGCGATGCAGCCCACCGCCGCCGAACCCATCCCCGCGCCCATCGACCACCGCCAGCGGGAACAGCTTACCAACGCCGCCAACGCCGTGTTTCGCAATTTCGGCGGCATGCGCCAAAGCGCCACCGGCTGGTTTTATAACGGCGTCCGCACGGACTACTGCCTAAAGCGCATCGAAGATTTAAGCCAAGACGACTTCCCGGCAGTCATGGAACGCCTGCAAGCCCTACGCCCCAAGGTGCGCCAATACGAAGATTTTAGGTATGACTTCCAACAGTCGTTTTTAAAAGAGGTCGTAGGCGAAGGCCAGCCCTACACGGCATGGATCAGCAAGCTAGCCGGTGGCCAACACCACATCGGCCAGCGCCCCAACTGGAAAGCCATCGCCAAGCAGGTGCTAATCCACAACGGCCTGCTCACCAAACAGTAAGCCCATCCGCGCCAGCAAGCCCAAGCCCGCCACCGTGCGGGCTTTTTGCTGCCTGAACGCCTGCGTTATAAAACGCTAGCGTTTTAGCGTTTTATCTTGCACCCCTAGCAGCGCTTTTCTATACTAGCGTTATTGCGTGCTAGCGTTATTTAACGCTGTAACGCCAGCGCGCAATAACGCAACGTTAGCCAAGGGGAAACACCAATGGGATACAAGATTGCCTTCGTGAGCCAAAAGGGCGGCGTCAGCAAAAGCACCCTAAGCCGGGCGCTGGGCACCACCTACGCCGCCGCTGGCTGGAATGTGAAAATAGCCGACCTCGACATCAACCAGTCTACCTCGTTTACGTGGCTGCAGCGCCGCCTTAAAAGTGGCGCATCGCCGGAAGTCGCGGTTGAAACCTTCGGCACGGTGGCCAGCGCTCTAAAGGTAGCTGACACCTACGACCTAATGATTTTCGACGGCGCGCCCCACGCCACCAAAGCCACCGCCGAAGTGGCCCGGCTTGCGGATCTCGTCGTTCTACCCACCGCGCTAAGCGTTGACGACCTTGAACCCACCGTAAGGCTGGCCAACACACTCACCGGCCAAGAAGGCGTGCCCATCGACCGTATCGCTATTGCGCTGAGCAAAGTGGGCAAGAGTAAAACGCAGCTGCAGGATGCCCGCGCCTACCTCGCCCATACGCCCTATTTTGTACTCGATGGCCAAGTACCCGAGCGCGACGCGTTTGTATTAGCCCAAGACAAGGGGCTGTCGATTGTTGAAACCCCCTTCAAAGGCCCGAAGGCCCAAGCGGATGAACTGATACAAAACATCATCAACCGCTTTGAATCACTTGTTAATTAAGCGTTATATAACGCTAGCACGCTAAAACGCAGGAGCTAACACCATGGCAAAGCCAAGCATGAAACCCAGCAGCAAAGGCGCACCGCCCACAGCAGCCACCCCCGGCCCGGTGGTAGGCAACAACACCAGCAAGCCGGAAAGCGGCGAAAAGGTGCCGCTTAATTTCCGCGTTGATCCTGAAATGCGCCGGGAGTTTAAAGCGTTTGCCGTAGATCATGACATGCAAATGGTGGACGTACTCAAGGAAGCCTGGGCAGCGTACAAGCGGGAAAAAGGGAAGGGCTAGCCGTGAATAATGAGATCCAGCAGTTTGACCGCCTGATACCTAGCTATGAGCTGGCACTGTGCGCCATTGCTGAGCTTATGTCGCACCACTATAAGAGCGTGCTAGAAAGCACCTCGATAGGCCCATGCGAGGGCGGCTATGCCGTCGCGGTCGCTTGCGACACCGGCCCCGCCCTAGTGGGATTCACCCTGCAGGAAACGCCGTACAACAGCTATCGAGACGCGTTAAGCGCCTTCGGCGTCATGCTGGACGACATCACCGCTCGCCAGGAAGGGCGCGCAGAATGGAAGAGTGAGGCGTGGTGGGAACAGCACCACGACGACCTGAAAGCCCGCTATGGCTTCGAGCTATAGCGCACACTAAAACGCCCACCCGGTGGCCAGACCGGGCGGGCGTTACGCAACGACATAATACCAATGGGGATTACTATCATGTCAGCAACAGAATATACCACGATTGCGCGCACACCGTTAAACCAGCTGCATACGCTGCCGCTGCACCTGCTGTGCGCCTACCTATACCAATGCCCAGCCATCAGCCGCCGTGCGCTAGAACGCATCGTGCGTATCCATGAGGAGGTCGTATGATTAATTACTTCCAAGACAACCCAATGGAGGCGCTAACGCGCCTCATTAAAGCGGCCCAAGGAGACAGCCACCAAAGCCACCACGTGCGTCGATTCCTGCTTGGTTTGTACAACGCTGAAGAATGGCCCTTTGAAATGAATCGCCTCAGGGCGCTGGATCGTCAGCTGCAAATGGCCTGCTTTCGGGTGTTAGAGCTTGATGTCGTGACATGTGAGCGTGATATACACGAGTACCTGGAAAATGGCGGCACTATTTTTCAGCAATTCTGGCAGCAGGAAAGCGCCAGCAGTGATTGACCTTTTAGCGGCAAGCAATAGCCCGGCCAATGAGCCGGGCTTTTTCGTCGCAATCAATCAGGTTAATGACCTGGCTGTTATCCGAAGGATTTATATAACGGTATATAAATAACCTGCAACACTGAATGTATAAAATTCAAGATAATGACAATAATCTTGAATTTATCACAATAAGCGGGAATTTATCACGCTTATGTACCTGCAAGGCTAACCATCATTAGCCAAGCGATGACGCACGTGAACGCCGCTTTCTTACCCGGCCTTGCAGCCTTTCCCACCATTCGCCGGGTAGCCAGATCGACACCCAGCGCAATAGCAATTCAGCCCGGCGTGTGTCCGGGTAATCGTCGGGGTAGTGGGTAAAGTCGCTGGCCAGCGCCAGCAGTTGGGCCTTGCCTTGCTGTTGCACGGCATGGTGGGCGGGGTCAAACGCGGCATCCAGCAGCACGGCCAACCACGTGGCCACTTCATCGGCGTTCATTTTGCGGGGGCGGGGCATCGCGGGCACCTATTAGCGTGACATATTCCCCACTATAGCAGCCGCTAATCGCCCCGGAAATTGTTTTTGAGTATCCAGTTATCCGGCGTGCCGGTGTTTTGACGCCGGGCGTGGGCCGCTGCCTGCTGTGATCGGGTACGGGCAATCACGCCAATGGCCAAGCGATCTAACCGGCGGCTGCCTGGGTGCTGCACATAACCCACCTCGGCACACGCAGCGCATGGGAAGCGGTGAAAAAGCCCATGCGTAAAGCCGTGGCCGTTGCAGTGCGTGCAAGTGGTGGCCTGCAGTTGGGCAAGCGTGCGGGGAAGGGAAGGCGGTAGCGTCATGCGCTTAGTTTACCGGGGGTTGGGGGTTATGTCGCGCTAGCGACATGCAAGCCGCCCACTGAACTATAAGCAGGCATTATAGGTGCGCGGCGAACGGGCGTTAGCCCGCCCAACTATGCGGAACCCCTTGCCACTGCTAAACGGGGTTTGGGGTTTAGCGGGGTCCAGGGGTGCAACCCTTGGGACAACCAGCCCGGCAGGGCTGGGCGTCAGTGTAGAGCGTTTCTGCGCTTGCGCAGGCATTTAAAGCCCTTGACCTTGTGCTCTTAAGAGAGTTTCCGCGCTTGCGCGGGCATTGTGGATAAACCCCACGCTAGTGGGGGTTAGCTGAACCTATTTAATTACATAAGAAGAGCATATTAACGGTGTACAGCTAATTTATTGCCATATCACCTAACTTTTATTTCAAATCACTTAATTTTACATCTTTAAAGGGGATTGGAATCAGCGGCGGGGATCGGGCGTTTCGGGGTCGGTTTCGGGCGTAGATCGAAGGGATTTTGCGCCAGCGGGGCGCTAAAACAGGCAGGGAAACGGGGCAAGGGTAGCACCCAGCCACGGGCTAAGCGCCCGGCGTGGGGCGCTGCGTGGCATTCTGGGGTGGGGTTAGCGGCGGGCTAGTGTCGTCGCTGCCGGTCTAACCACTCTTCATACGGCGGGTATTTGATGCGTACCAGCTTGTTAACCTCGGCATAGCTGGCACCGGGGTTATCGCGCACCACCTGGGCAAAGTAGGCGTTTGCCTCTTGGTTATAGCGGCGCTGCAGTTCTTTTTCATCGTTGGCGTCGGGTAGATCCTTCTTACCCCGGCGCTGCTTCTGCATCGCTCTGGGGCCGCTGCCTGCCATCGCTAGGCGGCTACGGGCCTGGGCGGCGTCGTACGCCTTGGGGTGCTGCTCGCGGTGCTTACGGCGGGCTTTCTTAATGCGGTTGCTGCACCAGTCGCGGAACTCCTTAAACTTCTGGTAGCCCACACGCCCCAGCGCCAGCAGAAAATCCGGGTTGAGTAGCTTCACAGCAGGCCGGGCGCGCTTAGTACCGTCGGCTTTCACCTCATGCTGCAAATGCACGGTGAACGCGCCAGCGAGCTTCAAGCGCCGGAAGGCGCGCCAAAAGCGTTGGCTAGGCTCTGGGGCTTCGGGGGTGCTGCCGGGTGCCAGCAGGCCCGCCACGCGGGCAATTTCCGCACAGCTGCGGTGCTTGAAACCGCCATCGGGCAGGGGGGTGCCCACACGCAGACTGGCGAACTCGGTAAACTGGATAATGGCAGAAAGTACCAGCGACTCAGCAGCGCGGGCCTCGGATCGGTTACAACGGGGGTTACCATCGGCGTTCGCCTTACCGTTCAAATTCGCCAGGGTGGGCAATAGGCCGGGGCTGTTGTAATAGGCTTTGGCACCGTCCACCAGCGCTTGCAGGGTGGCGGGTAGCCGCCCCTTTTTCAGCGGTTGGCAATAGCGGTCAAATTCCCCTTTAGCAGGGTCGTGGCCACACCGGTTACCGGTTCCCCAGTATTTGCCGGGGTGTTCGTACGGCACGCGCCCCCACTTGCGGGGCTGCGCGTTCTCTGCTGCAGCATCCATTCGCAAAATCTCGCTTGAGACTTGCCCGCGTCTTGTGCAGCAGTTAAACTCTGAGGAGTCGGTTTTGTGCCCCAGCCTTTAAGGTTTGCTGCCCAAAACATCCGAGAAGCCCCAGCGCCAACTGGGGCTTTTCTTTTGGGTGTCTATCTAGTTAATTTGTATGTCTTTTTTGCCTTCTAACCAACGCCGCCCGGCGCTGGTCATCAACTCACTGTTTGCCAATCCTAGCATTACAAAAGCGTTTTGACACGAACTGTGTTAAAAAAATTTGCTCAAAACGCTCTGGGCCTAGGTGAATGCGGGGCTAGTGGGGCCGTGTTTGCCCGCGCGCTGCAGCTCATGCCCCAGCGCATCGCGCACCATGGCTAGAATCATGTGGCTGCCCGCGTGCGACTCTTCGCCGGTCACCTGCATAAATTCCATCATCACATCAATGTTCTGCAGCGTATCGCGCTGGTTAATGCCTACCAGTACGTTAGTGTTATATCGCTGCGTCGTTCCCTGCTGCTCGCTCATTGTGTCGCCTCCCCTGCGCGCGTTTGCGCACACCTAAAAACTGTTTATACATACAGCATCATACTACACCGCATGACGCTAATGGAAAATTGCTAAGCGGGTTTATGCGCCTAAGCGATATGCTCAAGGGTTAGTTTACAGAGTTGCGCCATTTGCCAAAATTAAAGGCAGCGGCGCACTACTACCCCTATCAAAGCACGTTTTTCAGGCAGCGCAAGAAAAATCCAACCTTATGAATTTATTGATATTCTTTAATAATTTAATGAACAACTAGCAGACACCTAAACGACACTTAATCGCCGTGGCAGCGATAGCCCCGGCAAGTGCCGGGGCTATCTTCGGGCACAAAAAAACCACCCTACGGCGGTGCGATGCCTTCCCAAAACTGGTCGCTTTCCCACTCCAGCTCCTGCAGTGCCCACGTGCGGGCGTCGCGCACTAGCACCCATTGGCCGCTGATCCGTTCCCAGCGGGAGGCGGCGCGCCACTGGCCATCGACGCGCACGCACTCTTCGGTATAGCGCCATTGATCGTCGATGCGTACGTACATGCTAGCTCCAGTGCTGTAGCCATATATCGCCGTCTTGGCCTATCGCGTCGTCGGGGGGCTGCGCCGAGATATAGACATTGCGGTTGGCCATGCTGCCCACGTTGGCGAGCTTGGTTTTTTCCTGCTGGGTGTAGCTTCTCTCTGACAAGCCCATGCCTTCCACGGCATCGACCTTGCCGTTTAGGGCTTCGTCGATTTCTTCTTGAGTGTAGTGGTCGGTAATGTCTTTGATGACCTCGCCAAAGCGGGCGAAGATGCGCCGGTCAGCCAGGTTAAACGCTAGCTGCCCCTCCCCTATCTGGGCAGCGGTGGGCACCGCGCCGGGCTGGCGGCTTATGCGCAGCCCGACGCTTTCTTGATAAGTGCTCATAGCGTGGCCGCTTCGATAAACAGGCTATCCACGCCCGCTTGATCCAGCCCCAGCGCGGCATACAGCGTATTGACCCACTCGGCCCGCCGCTCGATGCTCGTCGCGTATTCCCACTCGATCTCAGCCACTTGCCGTTGCTGCTCGTCGTCTATCGCAGCAATGGCATCACTCACGCTAGCCAGCAAACCATGCTTGGCCAGCACTAGCCGGGCTTGCCGTGGGGTAATGTCGCTCGGCACCGGCAGCGCGCTTTCTGCCAGCATGCCAAACTTAAACGGCGGCGTGACGGTCACGGTGCCGCCTTCGCCGTCGTCGATCTCGCGGGGCGTGGTGTCGTACACCGATGTATACAGGGTAAGCGCGGCGGGGTCGTCTTGTAGCTGCTGATAAACGCGCTCAGCCGTGCCGGTGCCTGAATAAGCGGCTTCGGCTAGCACGGTGGCATAGGGTCGCCACTCGGCTAGATGCTCGGCAGTCAGGCGCACGTAGTGCAGGCGGTCGCCTGCGGCGTTGTGGGCTTGTGGGTCGCTGAGGGCGGGGCTTCCGTTGTCGTCGGTGAGGTGGGTGGGCAGCTCTGCGTTAGTGGGCAGGTGTAAAATGGCGTCGATCATAGTGCGGTTAGCTCCTCTAACTCAGCGTTGGTTAACGCTCTTGGCAAATACGCGTTGCCGAACATAGGCCCTTGATGCATACCAAACGCTCCCGATTGAGAGCTGTGCGAGCGACCAATCCACAACTTGGGTGCTAACGATACATCTAACTCGGTTAATGATGTTTTCACTACAGCGCCATTAATTGCGTATGTCACAGTTTTACCTCCTTCCTGATAAGACACAGCAACCCTATGCCGCCCACCTCCTCCATGGCTGACATTAGTTCCAAAGAAATTAAAGAAACTCGCATTATAATACGACACTAACAACCGTTCAGAATCACTACCCAGTGAAAAGAAAAAACGGTTTTCTTTGGGATCTTCGATTTCAAAATCAAAAAATAAAGTACCTTCAAATGCATTAAATTCATCACCTAGCAAGCGATATACTGAATCAGCAGAACGCGTTGCAGAGGCGCTGGTGGTCGGAATGTAACTGGATGCAGACGTTGCTGCCTCCAATTGAGCGCCCCAAATATATAACGCTGACTCTCCATCACCGGCATAACCAATGCTGACGCCGTTATACATAGAGAATTTCACCTGCCCAATGCTTGAATCATCGTCGCTTGGGCATGTGAACCAGCACCGATACCAGCCATTGCCTAGTTTTTCAGTGCCCGCAGAAATGCCGTTATGAGAAATAACAGCACCGTCCTCTAGGGAAAACAGGGCCGTGTAATTAACGCCAGAAACGCCTTTCTGCCTGATAACCGCATCCCTAACACCGTAAGCTCTTTTGAAATAAGCAGACGCGGTGTGGTTGACTCCGTTACTCACAGGTACGCTAAGCACCCTAATACCATGCTCTCCATTTCCTGTGGTTTCTATCACCTTGTCCGCAGTGAGTAGACCGCGTGGCGAAGCCGACGCATTCGCTAGTATTTCGCAATTTTCCTTTCCCCAGTACGCATTATCCAGCGCCTCACTCCACTGAATAATATTGGTTCGCTGCTCTTCAATCAGAACCCCCTGGGGTTTTCCTAATCTCCAATGCCTTGCAATCGTGTCTATCGGAAATTCATGTAATAGGCCATCTGGGCCTATTACCCATTTAGGGGAAGCACGCTGAACGCTTAAAATATCAGTAGCGGTTATCGTTTCTTGCAACTGGCCCGTATCACACAGATATTTTCCTCTTGAAAAATTGTTGCTTAACGTAGCTTGCTGGTTATATGCCTCCCATATATTAACCTTATAGGCATCAGCCACCGCCTCAACATACCCTTTAGCATCCTCCGCTTTATCCGCATTCGCCGCCGCGCCATCAATAGCCTGGGCGTACTGACTGACATAACCAGCAGCGGCCACCGTATCCGCCAGCATGGGGAAAAAGTTGATACGGTGGCCGCCATTAAACACTCCCGTTTGTGGGTTGGCATCGCTAGTGAACGTCTTACCTGAACCACCGATTGATGGTGGAAAGCGGACTGAATCAACCATTTATAGAATCTCCCGTAGGGCGTAGGAATTGGCGTAGGTGCCAAAGTAGGGGTGGCTCAGTGGGTTTACCTGCACTTGCCGCGCTAGGATCGTGGTTGCAAAACTCTCTGCCGTGACCTGAGTGCTTTCGGCGTAAAGAATTTCACCGTGTAGGCCAATCTTGCGTTGGGCGGCCAAGGCCCGCCGGAACCCTTCTTCTCGGTCTAAATGCTCTAACGCAAACGATACGGTGCGCTTGGGGGTGGCGGGGTCGGCGTACTCGGTGCGGTTGGCATCGCCTGCGGTTTCAAACTGCGTATCAATGTCGTAGCCCCACTGGCAGCCGTAGCTCATGTTGTAAGTGGGTTGCCATACATCCGAGATAAACACCCGGCCTAGGCTGATAAAGCCCGCCGGGTTGCTGCTGTCGTCAAACTCCACGCGAACGGCGCGGGCTATTTGCACTGTGGGCAAAAACAGCGTGGCCAGCGGCGTGAATGAAGCGCGGTCTTCGTCGTCAAATTCGCCGCCCCAAAAATTGTCGTATTCCCACTCCAGCTCGCTGGTGGAATACACCGGGGGCCACACCCGTAGCCAGTCGCTTTGCCACGCTACTTGCGTGGCGGCATCGTCGAAGTAGACGGTAATCCGCCATGTGGCCACGGCGCTTAGGTTGTGCGCGGCCACCGCCACCACGCCCACTGGCAGGAAGCGCGGCAGGGTAATCAGCACCTGCGTATTCGCGGGGTTGAGCCCATTAGAACGGGCCTGCTCGGCTAGCGTGGGGTCTAGCAGTTTGCTAGCGGGTAGCGCCGGTTCCCAGCCCCCACCGCTCACCGCCGCGCCGTTGGCGTGGTTGGGCCAACACAGGATGATTTTTCCCTCTTCCATTGATTAACCCCATAGTGTGAGTGATACCCGGTTGCGCGACGCGTCCACTTCGCGCCCCACCACCAGCAGGTTGCGTCCGGCGGTGTACCCTAGCCGGGGTGTAACCACGCGAACTGTTTGTTGAATCTGCAAACCGCCTGCATCCACCACGCGGGCGACCACCGTTAGCCGGTCGCGCCGGGGGGATAGCAGCGCTAACACATCGTTGGCCGTGGTTTGGGCGTGGCTGCGGCTAGCAAGGTCGCTGGCCACCGTCACGGCATCTGCCAACGGGTGCCGTGCAAGCGTGGCAGCTGAGACGGCCACCGCATCGCGGTAGGCGTTGGCCAGCCGGGCGCGGCGGGATTCCGTCACCGCCCCGGCAAGGTCGGCTTGAACGGTTTCGATACGGTCGGCTTGCCATGTCACGCGACCCACCGGCAAGCCGTTACTGCCCGCCCCTGCTGAGTCTCGGTCGATAGTGATAATTTGGTGATCGTTGAGCGTGAGAACAGCCGCACCGGGCGGCATTAACAGCCCGGCTACCAGCGTTTGGCCGCCGGTAATGCGGTAGAACCCCGCACACGACGCAATCAAACGATCTAACAGCGCGGCGGTGGTGGTTTCTTCCGTCAGCCATAGCCGCACCGCGCCCCGACTATTGAGCGCCCCGGCACTCTCCAGCGTTACCCCGGCCTCACTGGCAACTTGCGCCACCACATCACCCGCGTTCACCGCCGGGGCGTTGGCGTCACACGTGAGCTGGCCAGTGGGGGCCACCCCCACGCGGATATACCCCTGATAACGCCGCCACTTGCCGCGTGGTGGTTCCCAATCGCTCCATTCACCCGTGGCCGGGGCCACGCTTTGCAGCTCGGTTAGCGAGGCGTAATCACCGTCATACGTTAGCGGTATGCCGTTGTCGTATACCGCCGTGACGGTGCAGGGCTGGTCGCTCACTTGGTAAATCAGCGTTGACGTATTCACCGCTACGGGCTGGGCATTGCGCACCTGCCCGTAAACGCGGGGCTTGATGTTGCCGCCTATATCGTCGTCGGTGCCCTCTACACCGTTGGGTGCTACGTTGGTGCCCGCATAGCGGGCTTGGGGGTGGGGCTGCTGCAGGATCTCCACCGGGTCGCGCAGCTTGATCGACACCAGCGCATTGCTAAACGACACGCGGGCCACGGTGCCCTCTAACACCGTGGTAAGGCCGCTGGCATCGGCATATTGCAGCGTGGCTTGACGGCCATCGGTGGCGTAGTCCACCAGCCAATCTAGCCCGCCGTCGATGTTGATAAGCGTGGTTTCGCCGTAGCCGCTGCGGTCGACGTTGATTAGCTCCCCCGCAAACAAACCAGCCCGGTATAAACCGGGCTGCTTGATGCGTGGCATCCATGCCACGGGGGCCGGGTCCATGTACCCCGGCGTGCTAAATCGCAGCGTTTCGGCGTTTCCTTCGCTATCGAGCGCTTCGACCGTTAACAACCAATAGCTCATCGTGACGCCTCCAGGCGCGCGGCTGCACTCATATCATCAAGCGCGGCATTGCTCTTTTTCAGCTCGCTAATTTGCTGCTTGGCCGCTTCCTGCTGAACGGCCACCCCCGCCGCGCCGTGCTGCTCAATTCTCTTGAGTAGCGCGGTTAGCTCTTTACGAAGGGTTTTGTTTTCGTTCAGCAGGTCGCGCACTACATCGTGCTGATCGTTGCGGTTGAGTAGCGGGTAGTTGGGCAGTGCAGGCATGGGCAGCTCACGGCTCGGCAACTCGCGCAACCGGCCTGCCGTTTGCGCGGGCACGACCATTTCATCCCGGTGAAGCTCTGCGATGTAGTTATCAAACGGCACGTTCCAAAGCCCTGTCGCGTGGCTGCCGTTCACAAAAAACGAATTAGGCGAGTATTGGTGGCCAGCCACCTCTTTCTCCCAATCCCCAATTTGGGACTCTCGAAGCATCGTCGCCGCCCGGTGCAGGATGTAGTCCCGCGCATCACTCGACAGGTTTTGATTATTTAGAACGTTGCCTCTAATGCGCTGCCAGTCCTCTTGATCCATAGCCCCCGTAGAGCCCTGGGCCGCATTGTTTGTGACAAACCGGTCATACACCGCTTGCTGCTGAGCGCTGAGTTGATCACTTGCACGGGCGATAATGCCTGCGCTTCTTTCGATCTCGCTCATCATCCATTGGGCACTCGACTGCCGAGCGCTGAAGTATTGCAGCTGGGCAATTTCGTCCTGTGTTTCCTTCATCCTTCTCAGCGTGCCGTCGAGAGACACAATGCTTTGATTTAATGTCACAAACTGGCCGGTCGAACGGGTCATTTCCGAGACTAACCCGCCCAGCTCTTGCAGCTGATCACGGGCGCGCTCTTCCAGATTTTGCGTGTTGCCCTCAGTGCCTTGGCTGCTACGGTTCAGCGCCTCCAAGCGGCTAATGGTGCCGCTGCCGTCTTCATCCAGCTGCTTGAAGATACGGCGCAACTCGGCATCACTGGCCAGCCCTTGAAACGCGCCGTAAAACTCGCCCCAATCAATCAGGCCGCTTGCGTCTAAGTCGATGCTGTCGAACATCGGTTTGAGGGTTGAGCCGATGCCGCTAGCCAGCCCGTTCAGCCGTAGGTTTGCTAGCTCCTGCTGAGTGATGATGCCGTCGCCGTTGGCGTCTACCTCACGAATGAGGCGGCTAATTTCGGCATCGGTGGCGTGAGGTGCCAAGGCGCTACGCACCTGGGCGGCTGTCAGCTGGTTAGCATCCAGGCGGGTCAGCTCGCGGCTTAGCTCTACCGCTAGCCGTTCGTCGGTAGGCATCGCTGAAATAACCACCGACTGCAGCGCGTCGCGGATCTCTTGCGCCAGATACTCCTCTGCCGTTATCTGATCGGGCAAATCTTTCAACGCGTCTAACACATCGCCTTGAATGCGCTGGAACGCGCCACCACTGGCGTACATTGCTTCCCCGGCAGCCAGGTATTGCTCTGCGTACTGGGTAATGCTCTGTAGCGCGTTGCGGTCGCCTGATTGGGCAAGCACCAGCTGCCGGGCGAACTGGTCGCCTGCTTCGGTCAGGTTCATGCCGGGGGTGCCAGCGGTCGCGCTTTGCTGGTCTACCCACTGGCTAATGCCGTTAAACGTGCTGCTGAGCTGGTCGTTCACCTGGGCGAGCGAACGGGCATACTCCTGCCCAGCCCGCGTGGCCGCTTGCTGCGCGGCGGCTTCGTCCTCCATGGCCCAAATGCGGCGCTGGGTTTCCTGTAGCAGCGGGTCGATGCCTTGCAGCTCTCGCTCACGCTGCAGGGCCAACGCAGCTTGCTCGTCGCCCATCAGGCCCAAGAGCTGTAGCTGCTGGTCGAATGACTGCTTTTCAAACGCGGCGTAGGCGTTACGCACCTCGTTTTCTAGCGTGCTGATCTCGCCGTTTAGCTGGCTGAGGCGGTCAGCAAACACATCAACGCCGTTGCCAGTTTGCTCAAGCAGGGTTTGCAACCGGTCGAACGGGCCCGCTAGCTGCAGCAGCTGCACATAGTTACGCTGACCCGACTCGGTTAAGCGGTTTTGCTGCTCCACCAGCTGCCGGAAACCCTCATTGGTAGACGGCAGCGCTAGGCCCATGGCACGCAGGCTAGCGGCAACGTCCTGCTGTAAATCAGCGGCGCGCTCGGCATCGCTGAAAAACGCCGTGTAATAGCTGTTCTGCAAGCTGGCGAGCTGATCCACGCCGCCAGCCATCTGCGCGATGCTATCAGCGGCGCGCAATGCGCCAGCGGCTGAGGCGTCAAACTGCAGGTTGAGGCGGTCGCTACTGGCATCTAACAACTGCATGGCGTTAGCTGCCTGCACCACACGACCGGTCAACTGTTCGGCATCCAGCCCTAGCCCGCGTAGGGAAGCGGAAAAATCACCATCTAACACATCGACCACGGCAAGCGTGCGAGTAGCAAGCTGGTTCGCGATCCCGGCGGCATCGCCTGCGTTTAAACGCACAGCCTGGGCGGCGCTGGCCATGGCCTGCGTTTTCTCTGCGCCGTTGTCTAGGTTGGCGACCGCCCCCACCATGGCGTTATCTAGCGCGGTGATGCCGTCTAAAAACGCCTTGGCGTTATCAAAGCCGTCGAAGGTTTCTTCTAAGCGGGCCGTGTTAGGGTCATAAAACCCTACGGTGCCCAGCGCCCCACGGCTGTAAACACCCTCCCCGTAGTTTTCAAACAGGCCGCGACGCCCTGGGTCTACGTCCTGACCTACGGTGGCTAGCTCGAATTTAGGGGCGGTTTTGCCGCCACCAAACAGGCTGCTAATACCCTTAACGATGCCGTCAGTAATGCCCAGACCTAGCACGTTATCGACCAGCAACGCGCCACCTACCCACGGCATGGCGGCGCTGGCGGCACCCATCAGGCCACCACCGCCCGCCGCTGCCGCGCCAGCAGCTGCGCTGCCAGCAAAGCCGGTATACGTGCCGGTGGCAGCAGC